ATACGTAAATCCATGCGCCTCTGGAGCACACACACCATACGCACCAAGCTGAGCTAAAGCATTAGAACCTGAAGTAGGAGCGGTCTGAGCAACTGGATTAATAATAACAGGTGTAGAACCACCACCAATATACTCTGGACGTTGCAATCGCATATCAGGAGAAACAACATCAAAATGAGACTTAATTACCTCTGTATAACGAGTACCTCCACGAGCCTGCTTTTCATAAAAACGCTGAGTCTGAAAAGCCAAACGAATGTCGTTAATAGTAGCAGCTGTAGCATCAGCTAAATCAGCAACCAAAGTACCAGCAGGATCGTACGCAACAGCACCAGCATAAGGAGACGAAGCCCAATTACCTGCACCATCCGTAGTAAAACCAGTCTGACTGTTAACAGTCGTCTTATCTGCAGTCTTACGAATCTTAGGATTCAACGTAGCAATAGAGGCGCTAGTAATCTCAATAGGCGCCGTAGAACCTAAAGGCAACTCAACATCAGGCCCTTTCTGTGGAAAGGGTAAACACGATGTAAAATAATCATAACGCTTACCGCGTTGTAACAACACATAGTCCGTATAAGTATCTGGACCATCATCTAAATCTACAACAGCAGGATCTTGCAAATCTTGCGATCTAAACCACTCATTCCAAATTAAATTATAAGCACGTCCGTGCAAATTATTAAAAGTTAATCCAACCTTAGTGGGCAAACCAAAATAATCAAACAAAGTCCCTTCAGCAATTCCTCCTGAACCAGTAGCAGGCGAGCTAACTTGAGGAATAGTATAATCTGTTGTATCATCTGGACCTGTAGAAACCTGACAAAAATTCTCCCAATTATTCCAAACCAATCGATTAGGAACAAAAAAGAAAAAACTCTCTAAATAAAGATTGTCCATAATTGGAAACAAAAGAGTAGAAATGCGCGCAAATGCATGCATCTTTAAAGCAAATGTATCTCCAGGCAACATCTCATCTGCCAAAATAGGGACAAGATAACCTTCATTAAACGTCGTCTTCACTCCAAACGTACGATTAAAACTTGATCGAGGAATCCCTGCTTGGGGAGCTCTCGAAAACGTATGCTGTGCTTTACTCGAAGCACTAGGCACTGAACCTCTCAACATAAAATCTCCTTTAATTAGTTAAATGCGGCTCTTGAAGCGGACGGCTGATCGCGCCGTCCGATCTCTTGCTTAAGCTGAGGGGGAACCAATTCCCCCCAGCCCCCCCTTTCTTACGAAATAACGGGCAAAATTCCTGCTCCTTCGGGATTCGAAACTTTCTTAACCTCAGAAGGCACCGAAACTGTCTTAACAAACTCTATCGCTACACCTAACTTAACTGGGGCTTTTAGTAAATCAAATTTACACTTATCATCGTCCCACGTACCAAGCTCAAACAAAGTAAAATCACTAGGGTGCTTGGCAACTTTAGACTCTGGATTATTGCAAATCTCTTGCCACCAACGTAGGGCTTCGCCCTTATTCCGCATATACAAAGGAGCCATCCAAGTCGAAATTCCTGTATCATAAACCGCAAAAATACCTAACAACATAATCATTTCTCCATTCTTCTAATTAACATTTTCATACGTGCCTCTTGGCACTTCAATTTAGACTCCAAACGCCTGAAAGTATTATCATGAGCCCTTGACTCACCAAAAACCTTTCTAGCTTCTTTCGCTTTCGCGAACCCAGCGGGATCTAAACGCTCCCGCAAAATATCATAATACCGAGGAGGCTTGCATCTAGCTCCTCTAACAATACACTCATCATATGGGAAAACATCCGACTTCCCATACTTCTCTAACCAAGGCTTACCTATACCTGGCTTCAAACTCATACCACAGAATTCAGGCAATACCTTATGAACTTCTCCAGTCTCTTCATTAACCTTTCGATAATGTCCATCTGCCTGAGTCCCTGTTATTTTCTTAGTACAATACCTAGCCACATATGCTGCAGACTCAAAAGTAAGTGCACCAACAGTAGAATGGCCGAATGGCCAAAGCTCTGAAAGCGTAGAGGACGTAAAATATTTACAACCAGCCACGGTCTTCCAATGAACCTTGTCTTCAAAATCAAAGTTGAAAAGGACTGCATGGTAATGAGGCCGACCAAGCTTTTCACCATACTCACCACAATAAAAAACACGAATCCTCCTATCTGCGAATTTAAATCGCAGCATCTTAATAAAATCTTGCATATGCTTCTTATTTAACGATCCATCCTTCGGCACATGCTCCGGATCAAAAGTTAAAGTAATAAAACAATTCTCTTCATACATCTTAGCTTCATGAATACAACGCATCGCCCACTGGCGTGACTTCTCTAAACGACATCCCATACACTTACCACAAGGTATCATCAAATTATTATCGCCATGCGGCTTGATACCTTTCTGAAATAAACGAGAATTAGTAGCAGAAAATTTAATATCCTTCTTCCCATCCTTTCGAAGAGAAAAAGTCGCTTGCAACGGAAAGTAACAAGGCATATAATGACGACTCCTTAAGTACTCGCTTAGGGCTCAACAACTAAATCTAATAGAGAGACGCGTCTAACGTCTCTCTATGTTTAAATTCTAAATCCACCACGCATTGGATGCTGATGAACATTCATCGGATGAATCCACTGTGCTACTCCGCTGAACACTCTTCGACTCTTGTGTCGAGACATCTTGTGTCTCTTCTTGCTGTGACCGTACATACAACATTCTCCTTTCATAAACTTCATCAAACATATCTAATTGCAAAAGTTCAACCGGCTTCTGACGCACCCGTCGCTGAACCTTTGGACAACAAACAGAATCAAACATAAACTGCCGATACCTGTTTTTCCTTGCCATAGGCTTCATACTACACACGACAACAAATAGTGTAAAACACTTTTGCTGTCACCTACCACACTTACATCAAGTATATATAGTGTGGTAGGGTACCCCCCCCCTTACTTTTGGGGGGTAGCTTCCGCTGGCTTCGCCACTTCAACAGGCTTAGCTAAGCCTAAACTTCTTGCCTCATCCAAATTATTTGGATCATTGCAAAAATCTAAAAACTGAGCCGGATCATTATCAAACCGTCTCCGTACAATCGCTGGCAAGGCCATAAAACTGGCATTGGCTGCGTTAACGAGGTCTCTGGCAGTCCGGAAGTCAGGCACTGCCGAAACATCGCCAAATTGGGCCGTTTCTGCAAATCCTTGGGCATTTGCCAAGGCCCGTCGCCCTTCCGGCGTCTTACTAAACCTCTTTATAATCAAACCTAAGTCACACTCGTCCTTAAACTCTTGTTTAGTCCGAGATGGCTTAGTAAAAAACTTCTGTACTCTCTTACGCTCTTCCATAACTATTTTTTCCCCATGTTAAAAAATCTACTTAAAGGATTGACGGAGTTCTTAATCTCCTCAATCCACTTCATAATCTTACCGGCTCTACTCTTGTAAATCTCCGCGGCAGCTCTCCTTTCTGGAAGATCTGCCTTGGCTAACTCTGTAAGAGCCTTAGTCTGATCAATATTCGCCTTAACCATCATCGATTGCAAAGCCGTACTAACACCAGCTCCAAGCTCATTCTGCATAGTCGCCATAGCACCACTAGCTGAAGAACCTCCAGGGGTGCTTGCGCCCCCCTGATTAAAAGCTAAAATAGGATTAATACCTGCGGCTGTCATATCTGCAACAGCCCTTTGATAGGCTGTGTTAGACATCCTTTCCTGAAACTGCATCTGCTCACGACTAGAAGCTTGTGAAAAAGCCATCTGCTCACGCGCTAAACGCTTATTTAAAGCGTTTGCATTAGAAGCACCACGATAACTCATAGCTCCGCCAATCAATCCGCCTACTGCACCAATAACTGCTGGCCAAATCATAAATACCTCCTAGAAATGATCAATTAAGCCTGGAACTGCATATACAGGCATTGGTCTTGCACAATGATAAGCAAATACCGCATCAAACAAGAAATCATAAGAAGAAGATACTGCCTTAACTCTAGACATCGGAGCTTCTTCAACAATAAACTCATCGTTCAATACCGGAAGTGAACCAAAGTCTTGAGCCAAATGCCATGAATCAAGAGTGCCCGTAGCGTTAGAACGGAACAATCCTGTAATGAGCGAAGGCTTATATCTATATTCAGCATGGCGTTCCTGATAGCCAAATACCTCTGTATCAGCACTGGTTCCTTGAGCATAAATCTCCTGGTTTAAAACGGCCTGCTCGCCAAGATGCGAAAACACTGGCCAATAATAGTCAGTAAATGTCTGACGAGACCACATTCTGTCCATACCTGATTGATAATTCAAATCAGCACGAGTAGTAACAAGACCTAAAATCAAACAATGTTCAGTAAATGACTTAACAAATCCATTATGATTAATAGAACAAACACCATACGCAGCAAGATTACCTTGAGGAGTAGTAACATCTGTAGAACTAGTCTGGACAACCGGATTAACAAAAACAGGTGTAGAACCACCACCTAAATATTCAGTACGCTGTAAACGAGCATCAGGAGAAATAACACCAAAATGACTACGAATAATCTCAGTATAACGAGTACCGCCACGGGCGTCACGTTCATATAACTTCTGAGTCTGAAACGCTTGACGCAAACTATTAATAGTTGCGGCAGAAGCAGCAGACAAATCAGCATAAATACCAGGGTAACCAGAATTATTAGGGTCTTGCTCAACAACAAAATTCAGACCTCCTGTAGAACCAATTGTTCTGCCACTAGCATAAGAAGTGGTAGAAGAAGCGCCAGTTTCATAAACTGTAGCAATTGCTGCGCCCCAACTCTGATCAGTCTTACCAATACCGATAACCGGTGCAGATGTACCTAATGGCAAATCAACAGCAGGGCCTTTCTGAGGCCAGGGAAGGCATGAAGTAAAATAATCATGACGCTTACCGCGTCTTAATATATTAAAAGATCCAGGTGTATCAGGACCATCACCAGTAGGGACAAATTGAGAATTCTGAAGATTCTCATCACGAAACCACTGATTATAAACTAAATTATAGGCGCGAAACCAAAGAGCAGAAGTAGAAATATTATCAACTCCAGTAGGTAAACCAAAGTAATCTCCAAGAGAACCAGTAGTCCAACCAGTAGTAGTTGGAGCAGGCATCTGAGGAATTACATAATCTGTAGAATCATCAGGATTGTCTTGCTCACCATTAAATCGCTGCCAGTTATCCCAAACTAAACGATAAGGAATAGCAAAAAAGAAAGTCTCCATAAATAAATTATCCATAATAGGAAAGATAGGAGTAGCTAACCTAGCAAACGCAGTCATACTCAAATTAAAAGTATCACCTGGCAATGCTTCATCTACAAAAATTGGAATTAAATAACCCTCGTTAAACGTGGTCTTATGACCACACGAACGGTTAAAAGAAGAACGAGGAATATTCGCTTGGGGCGAACGGGCAAAATGTCCAACATTACGTGATTGGACAGAGGGTAATCTACCTCTACTCATATAAAATATCTCCTAAAAACTTTAGAAACCTTGAGGCGGGTAAACCAACGTTTACACCTCACATTAATTAATATAAAACTCATCATCTACAATCTACTATAGGCTTAAGCTGGGGGAACCAGTCCCCCCAGACCCCCCGTAATAGTCTAGCGACCATTTTCCTGACGTCAGGAAAATGGTCTCCAAATTAAAGTAAACAAAAAAATTAATCTTGTCTAACAAATTCTAACGCTAAACCTAAACTTATCGGAGTAGAATGCGTAACAAATTGAGCTGTAGAATCATCATACGTACCTAACTCAAAAAGTGTAAAATCACTTGGATGTTTATTAAACGTATGGTTAACATCATTAACAGAATCAGAAAACAAACGAAGCGCTGCACCCTTAGCTGGTTGAAAAAAAGGTGGCATATAAGCTTCTGTCTTAGAATCATATACAGTATAAACTCGCATTAACATAATTAAATCTCCATAGAACGTGATAATTGTCTAAACTTTGCCTGACGGCAAATCTCTCTATCCTTCAAACGACGATAGGTAGCATCACGAGCGAAAGAATCCGCTCGAGCAGTACGAGCAGCTTTAATCTGCTCTAACATAAGAGGATTAACATCCTCTAAAATCTTATCATAAAAACGAGGAGGCTTACATTTAGCCCCTCTAATAATCATAAAATCAGAAGGATATATATCTTTCTTAAATTTATCATAAAAACCTCGCCCTATACCAGGACGGCGAGACATAGTCGCAAACTCTGGAAGTTTGTCTCCATAATACTCCTTAGATCCAGGACCAGTAATCTTCTTGGTACAATAACGAGCTACATATGCAGCAGACTCGAAAGACATAGCACCAATAGTACAATGACCTTTATCCCAAAGGGAATCCAAAATCTTAGAAGTAAACAACGGTTCAGTACGCTTACGATGAAACCTAATCTTATCAGGGAAATCAAAGCCAAAAATAACAGCATGATAATGAGGACGAGATAATTGATCTCCATATTCACCACACATATAATAACGAATTTTAGAATCAGGGAATTTCTTACGAAGCCTCTTCATAAATAATTGAAAATCTCTCTTATTGAGAGAACCACTCTTAGGAAGATGCTTATCAGAATAAGTCAAAGTAATAAAACAATTGTCCTCATGAAGCTTTGCTTCATGGACACAACGAAGAGCCCATTGACGAGAACGCTCTAAACGACATCCTATACAACGACCACACGGAATAGAAATACCATCAGGATTAGCAGATAAAACATCACTCTTACCAGACTTAAACCATTGATATCTTTGATTAGAAAAAGTAACTTTACGAGAACCACTATGAGTAACCGTAAAAAAACCTTGCAATGGAGCATAACATGGCATATAATAACCTCACATATATAAAAACTCTCATAGAAAGCCGGCCGTAAACCGGCTTTCACTCTTTAAGTAGAAAGCCGGCCGTAAACCGGCTTTCACTCTTTAAGTAGAAAGCCGGCCGTAAACCGGCTTTCACTCTTTAAGCAAAACTTAAAAATTAAATACGAAATCCACCACGCATAGGCGATTGGTGAAAATTCTTATGATGAACATAACTAGCTGTACGAGAAAACAAACGTTTACTCTTACGACGACTCATACCTCTACGACGTCTCATCTAAACCTCCTACGAGATCTACGACCTCTAACATAACTTAACCTAGAACGTCTACGACGCTTAAACATAATAACCTCCGGTACTAGAGACCATAACGGTGAAATCACCGATATGGTCAAAACATAACATAACATAAAAACTAACACAACATAAAGTTGGTGTCAGTCAGCACACTTGTATCAAGTATATACGTGTGCTTCCTTTAAAGAATCTTAGGTAGCCTCCTTAGATTCAGGGGCTTGAGAAATAGAAGAAGAAGAAGAGGGATTAGAAGAAATAAGCCCCAATTGAATCGCTTCATCTCGATTGCGCTCATCCGCCAAAAAGGCTAATAAATGTTCGGGGTTGTTTTCAAACCTCGAACGTAATTTTGACGGCATGGCGTCAAAAAGCTCGTTAGCAGCTTCAATAGTCTGAAGAGCCTCCTGATAGTCGGGCACCTGCGAAACATCGCCAAAACGGCCAGAAACCTGTCCTTGATACTGCGCAAGAAAATCAACGCCCATCTGACGATTATAACTAGCTAAAATGTTATTGATATCACATTCAGCTTTGAACTCTTGCTTAGTAAGAGAATCGCCTTCGAAATGCTTTTGCACTCGAGGCTTAACTGAGTAGGCCGTAATAAACGGCAATTCATATTGAACATGTTCCATATAAAAAAATCCTTATAAATTAACGTTGTAAACCATAATAAGCACGATTTG